ACGAAACTCTTTAATCGTATTAGTTGAGTCTTTTGTAACATAGATCTTATATCGTTTTAACATATCGATTCCTATGTTAATACTGTCGCGTCCTTTTGTTGCGGGTTTTATATTCCAACCCATTCTATATATTTCGTCTATCGATTTTGGTTCTGCACTATCAGCGTATATCTCTTCGCGTCTACCTATTTGTAATCTATTTAAGTCGTTTGATATATCTCTATTTGTCATTCCTGTTCGATAAATCATTTCTTTAATATACATAGCTGTATCGTGAATAAATACTGAAACAAGAGTTGTAGGATCATTTGTATATCCAAAGTCCATTCCGTAACCTATATGTCTAGCGTGTACCGGTATATTGTCACAAAGCGCAACGTCAAAGATAGTAGCAACTGATTTTCCTACTTGGCCTAATCCATAAACACGCCAATAGTTTGCGTCTGTTTCTTTTAGTCGTTCTATTTCATTTATAATAGTATCCGGCAAAAAGGGATTGTCTAAGTAAGTAGTTATGTAAAAGTCTGCATCGTCTCTTACTTTTACTTTTTCATAGATCCAATGGAATTCGTCTGACGGATTATAGTCGATTATTATTCTTCCGTTTGTTCTAAAGATTAACTGTTGCCAATCCTCCCAAAACAACTCATTTGCTTCGTTTATAAACAACAAGTCTCTTTTACGTCCTCTTACTTTTTGCGGTTGATCAAGAGAAATGAATTCTACAAGATTATTATTAAGTCTATATTCTCCGCTACTTTTATTATGATTGTCCTCGCTGTACAGTTGAAACTCCTTTAGTATATCAAAAAAGTCTCTCATTGCTGAGGTTCTTAACGCGGGGAAGGTTTTACGACAAATAGTTATTGTTTTCTTTTGCGTCTGTAATGCGTAATAGAATATGATCCATATAAGTATATTATACGTTTTACCGGATCTAGTCCCGCCTTGCTCTATTATTATTTTCTTGTCGCTATTGATTAGGTGTTCACATACGACATTACTCTGTATTGTTTTCACGCTTTAGTATTTCGATTCTGAAATGATTATCGTTTCCAAGATCTATCTCTTGACGTTCTGTATACCCTCTGACTTTACCTTGTGTTTTTAAGTAGAAGAATATACTAGACTCTTTGCCTTGCTTAATGTTTTCCATAAGCATAGTCTCTGCAAAGTCTAAACTAATATTCTTTAGATCTAATACTGCTTGTTTATATTTGTCGTCTGTTTTGATCCATCTATAATGTGTATCGCGACTGATTCCCACTTTTTGACAAGCTACTGTTGCATTACCTAGAGACTTCTCTAAAGCCTTAATCATTGCTTCCTTTTTTATAGTGTCCGATTTCGTCAGCTTCATTTCTTAATCTTTCTATAAACAATATATCCAACAACGCATACTGTAATGCATACGGGACAAGGGTGTAATAGTGCTAAATTCATTTATTTCTTTTGTATACTATATACTTGTTTTCTTTTAATAGTTCTTTTGCTTTTTTAATCTTTTCTTGCTTTTTTCTATAAGCGTCGAATATCTGATTTTCGAAAGCGTGCCATTGATGTTTCATAATACGTCTTCTTTATTTAATGCGAACTCTTTTAAACAATGCGGACACATAACATCTACTGTTCTGTCTAGCGCGTCTTGATTTAAGTTCGTCATTTGATTTTTTAATTTGTTTTCTTTATCGTTATAAACCTCTTCGGTTATATCGTCTAGATTAAATCCTACTGAGTCTTCTAGCCAATTACCTAGATTTATATTTGGAAAGTACGTTTGCATATCTTCTATGTTTGCTATTTCGCGCATTTCCTGTACTAGTTCTTCATTATCCCAAATAGTTAGTTCGTGTGTCTTGTTGTCTGCTATTCTATATTCTTTTATTTTTTTATCCGATAAATGCTCTAATACCACAACGAGAGCTTCTTTATAATCTAATTGTAATAGCGCACTATAACGAGCGTGTCCGGTTATGATCACACCGTCTTTATCTATGCTAATAGGTTGATTATAGCCATACTCTTTAATAGACTTTTTTAATGCCTCTACTGTACGTTCGTTTTTTCTAGCGTTACGCCAATAGGGTTTAATGCTAGATAACTTCTTCGTTTGGATTTTCATCTTTATATTTCTTTTTGATTAATAATTGATTCTTGCTTTCCCAAGATTTTTTGTATTCCACATCTGAAAATAGCTTTGAGAAGCCTGTAATGTGTTTAAGTCTAATAAGTTCTTCTGACTCCATACCTAGTTCGTTACAAATGTCTTTGTCGCTCCACCCATTATCTAACATATCAAAAACCATACTAGACATACCTTGTACAGAATGCTTACCTCTTGCTCTGTTGTGTCTAACAGTAGAAGCCATACGATCGTTAATATCCTTTTCTATTACGACTATTGGCACTTTACCGCCTGTCATTTCCTGTACATCTTTGTTAGTTTTACAAGTTAAATACCTATGAAAACCGTCTACGATTACATACTTCTTTATTGATTCGTCGTATATAGTTACAATAGGTTGTGTGTAACCGTCGTGCATTATACTAGTGTGTAATAGTTTCATTTCGGTTCTTGCTACACTATTCGGGTTGTAGTCGTTTGCTTGTACTTTGTCGACGGGTACCCATTTTACATTTGATACAGGTTGTTTTTTATTATCCATTTATATATTTATTAGTGCTTGTCCATTTATTAAATATTCCACGTTTCCACTTACGCCAAGTATCTACGTTCGGGTTACGCTCCCAATTAGTTATTTTAGTAAACTCATAATCGTTTGCTAATAATGATTTAATTTGTGCTTTATGCATATCCTTAATATGATATTCAAAATCATACTTTTCGTCCATTTGATTAAACTTCTTTCTAAATACCTTATGATGTTTAGGATCCGTAATAAGATTGTCTAGCAAATGGTCGCGGTACTCTTTCCAATCCTTAAACATAAAAGGCAGTTTGTCTATATTAAAAAAGTTGTCTCTTCCTAATTTACCGGCTGTTTGTATACCGCTTATTCTTTTGGTTAGTTTATTCCAAAGCTCTTTGTCTAGATCCTGTAAATAAAATAAAGCCTCAACAGCGGTTTCGTGATGTAGATTTGACACCCGCATACTCTTTATAGCTATTCCGTGTTGGTATTGTAAATCATATAGCTTAGTATATTGCCATTCGTTATCGTGAATCGCTTTCCAAACGTCTGTAAACGACCAATCATAAATAGGATAAAACGTATAGTGTTGCATTTTTCTATTTAGCTTTTTGCCGTACGTTACAAATTTATATGTAGCATCGCTTGTTACTGCTAAAAATCGAGCCGGACTTTCTTCTGTCCTTACCCCTGCTAAATAACAAGCCTTAGTGTCTTTAAAATGATATTCAAATACTGCTTGGAACATATCAAAGAATCTATCCTTGCCGTATACATTTTCTTTTAACGATATTTCTTCTTTTGGTCTAAGCCAATTATCAGGATTTTTAGGATCCCAACAGTTTAAAAAATGTTCTGTGTTTGACGTCGCGTTAAATAATCGAATAGGTATTTGTAACCACATCGGATCTATTCTTTCATCAGCCATTACATCTCTTATATAATCAATAACCGACACCCATTCTGCTTCTTGATCTAAGAACATAACTTTTAGCGGTAGCCTGTTTCTTTCTTCCGCTACCTGTAATGCTAGATTTAAAACACAAGTACTGTCTTTACCTCCGCTAAAACCCACAACGACATTATCAAATTCATCGAACAAATAGTTTATTCGTTTTATTGCAGCGTCGTAGACGTTTTCCTGTTTATATATTTTAGCTCCGTTTCTCATACTTATAACATATTGCTTTTCCTATATTATGTCCTAATGTTGATATGTCCCCGATATGCTCAAAAAGACAAGGTACGGCTGTGGTCCACTCTATTTGGTGAAACACAAAATAATCTTGTACACAAACATCATAATGCTTTCTTCTTTTTTCCGGTATAAATTGTTTACCTTCTACTTGTAACCAGTCTTGTATTTTTTTGTTTAGTCCTTGTTGGTTTATAAATATAGAAGCCTGATCATAAAAGCCTCTCTTCACAACGCCTTTATAATACCCTACGCTTTCATATTTTTTTAAATGTGGTCTTCTAGTAAATAACGAATACAAATCTGTTTGAGTTTTACTGTGTATTTTTTGCCAATCGTCTAACCACTGTGCTTTTGTGATTACATCGTCTGTTGCAATTAATACGGGTTCGTCTTTTTCTGCATTGTCTAGCATTCCCTCTAATGCTTGTTGGTAGTTCCAGGTATGTCCTTTACGGTTATAGTCTACAAATAATTCTACTTTGCAACCACTTTCTTCTAGTACATCTATTAGAGGATATAAATAAGAATCTCTTTTATTTGGTATGGTTATGATTCCCGCTCTCATTTTTTTATAGGTGCCTTATTTAAAACTCCGTATCTAGATTCTTTTGTAGAAGCTACAAAGTATTTGTGATCTCCGTAATAATAATAAATGAATTCTACTTTAAAAAACCTTTCACGATTACCGTTCTTTAATAAAAAAGCTATTGCGTTTAAATAATTACGTTTATATTTTCTATAATTCTTTTCTAACAAATAACTATGTGGCAAACCCTTTTTGGCATAGTTACTGCTAAACTTCCACTTCTGACCGTCTAACCAATCCCTAAATTGACTTTCCGATATTACATCGTGATCGGGAAATGTTTCGTCAAATTCTACTATTTTATAGCTCATAAATAATAATTTAAATGTATGCTGTTTTTATATCTTTTAATGGGCACGGCTCCTAATCTTTTATGTAGTCTATAACTCATAGGTGTACATCTTATTTCTAATACTTTTTTGCCTAATGACTGTAACAAGTTTACGCGCATTTTATGTAGCTTTTCATATATACCCTGCCCCCTGTATTCTTTTAAAACAAAGTCATTTCTTAGAACAAACTTATTCTTATGAGTTGTCCAACCTACAGTAGCAATTAATTTATCTTTAATATAGTATGCTAAGAATTCGCATTCCGGTAAGTGAGTAATATTATCTGCTTTAGCAAACGGTATAATCTCTGCTAAATCTTCAAAACCTACTTTTTTTACGTAACCTTCCATAAGACAATTTAACAAAAATTATTTAAAATGTCAAATTTGTAATTTATCTAAAGCTTTTTCTAAGGCAAAAAACTTATCGGGATCCTCTATATGTCTGATCCTATTTATTAATTCTTCGGTTAATCTTTGACTGATTACCTC